AACCATTCAAGTTTAGTTTATAGACGAGCATTAAAATATGGAATGTCTAAACAATTCTTAAAACCTTATGGAGATTTTTTAGGTACTAGAAAATGGAAGTGGATAGATGATTTAACTCTTACTATGTCTAATGGCCAAAGATGTTTTTTTACACATGGAAGAAGTGCAGATGTTTTAAAAGTAAGTCAAGCTATGGGTATGTCAGCAGTTCAAGGACATTATCATACAAAATTTGTTATAAGCTATTGGGCAAATCCTGATAATCTATTTTTTGGAATGAATGTAGGGTGTTTAATTAATCAAAAATCTATGGCATTTAATTATGCTAAAAATTTTAAAACTAGGTTTATTCTAGGTTGTGGAATTATATTAAATGGAATACCTAGATTACTACCTATGGTGCTTGACAATAAGGGCAATTGGATTAAAAAGATAGTATGACCTCAAATACATTAAAAAAGACCCTTTTAAAGAGCCATAGAGCAACGCACACACACAACTCTGCATTTTCCGATCAAGTATCAGGGAATCACTATAAGAAGCTTAAAATCCAACCTTTAACCTATTGTATGGCTAATGATTTTAATGCTTGTCAAACTCATATTACTAAATATGTTTCTAGATATAATTTAAAGCATAAAGACAAGAAGAAACAAATAGAAGATTTAGAAAAAGCAAAGCATGTAATAGATATGCTTATAGAGGAGATAAACAAATAATGTGGTTGAATTTATTATCGTTAGGTGTAAAGACAGGAGCGAAGCTATACCAAAATAAACAACGAACAAAACAGTTAATGTCAGATGCTCAAATGCACCACGCAGAGCAAATGGCGAAAGGCGAAATTGAATATAAAGCAAAAGTTATTGAGAGCAATGATAATGGTTGGAAAGACGAATTTGTCCTTGTGCTTGTATCTATGCCTATTCTTATATTGGGTTATTCTATTTTCTCTGACGACCCTGACATACGTGATAAATTAGATTTATTTTTTCAGTATTTTAAAGAATTACCTTATTGGTATCAAGCAATTTTTATCGGTGTCGTATCTGCGATATACGGATTAAAGGGTGCTGACATTATGCGTAAGAAGTAGTAAGATGTCTTAATGATAGACGCAGTAATAATTGAAGCAGAATTTCAAATAGAATCAAAATATAATCCTTATGGCCATTTTGTAGCTTTAAGATTTATAGATGTAGTTCCATCTAAACCTAAACTCTGGCAAACTATTGAAGATATAACTAAACATCAAGATGTAGAATTAATTGATTATAATTATAAAGAAATAAAGATTACTTCTAAAACTAGCTTAAAGCATTTTGATGTAACTATAAACTAGGGCAGTTCCAAACCAGATTAAGAAACCACCCTAGCCAAATTATTAACTCTCGCTAATAACTCTATTTACTAACTGATAAACAAAGGAGCAATCCAATTTTCGTTAGTAAAATTCATTTATCCTCTAGTCAGCTTTTCAGTTGCTAGATTATTAATAGATTGTTGCTTTAAGTTTTCACAATAAGAATGAGCCAATTTAGATTGTATTTTATAATACAAATATAATTTATGACTTGCAGAAAGATCAGCTTTTACTTTTCTATATCTTTCATCATTACTTGCTTTAACTTTTGCTAAAGAAACAGATATTTTTTCATTATCCATTCTTTCGCTAACAACAAAATCAAAAACTTCTTGAACTTGATTTTTAATATTATTATATTCAATTTCAGTATCAGCAAATAGCCTATCTACTTTATCTAAATAAATTAATATTTGATCAGGGTTAAAAGTTTTCGGTCTTAACTCTATGTATTTCGGTTGATTAGACATTAACCTAATTCTTGTTCATACATATCTGGGTTAAAATCAGTTCGGTTTTCTTTAGCCCAATCTATCTCCTCTTTAGGACTATCAGGCAACTTATCATCAGTAAGCTGAATACCTTGCTTTGCTTGTTGATAGCTTTGTTGTTGCATAGTAGGTTGAGGTTGAGGAGTATAACTTTGTTTATTAAAATTATTATTTCCACCAAATGGCTTAACCATGAAATAGGTTACTTCTAACTCTAATCCATCTCCAAATTGATTTTGTTCTCCTTGTACTATTTTACTACCCCACTTTAAAAGATGTCCTGATCGAACATACTCTTGAACTTGTGGTGTATTTAACCATATATTTATATCTTTTAGATCGTACATATTTTTAGTTAAAGTACATTTGAATTTAGCCTTATTAGATGAAGCTGTGTACTCCATTTTTGGGGCTTTGTTTCCTGTGCTATACATCTTTAATGTTAAACCACAGAATGGTAGTTGTCCTTGTTGTGTTTGTGTCATGTTTATCCTTATTGTTTTTTTTATTTAGTTTAATTATTTGCCATTGCTATCATTAAGTATTTAGCACCTAGAAAAGCATTAAACATTTGTTTATTTAAAGGAAGTTCCTTAACTTCTATATTACTATCTTTTTTAGGTAATCTTATAATTAACCCTTTAGTAATTTTCTGTTTAGTTTCTTCCTCGTAGGCGAACTTATATGCGTTTAATTGTAAAGTATAGTCAAACGATATATGATTACTTGTCTTAATATCTGCTAAAACAAGATTGCCTTTCTTATCCTTTAGGACAAGATCAAGAGTACCAGCATAGTTGTGTTTTTTAGAAAATATTTTTTTCTCTAATTCAACTACCTCATATTCTTGGGTTTTCCACCAATCTAAAAATATATTCCAGCAGTTAATAACTGCACTATCAGATTGGATTGGAATTTTTTTACCTTGAAGAAAATCTTCAATTAAACCATGAACTACTGAACCTACTAAACCAGCATCATCTTTTATCTTATTAGTTTTCTGTTTAGCTTCATGGATTATTCTTTCAAGTTTAACTCTATCTAAAGTTTGTTCATTATCCATCATACTGTCTAATGAATCTTTAATTGCTCTTATAGGAGTTGCTACTAACCAATTAGTTAATTGAGGTTTAGGAATACCTTTTCCACAAATCCCTGTAACACTTTCTACTTTTTGTCCTTTATGATAATAAATGTGCTTATCATCATCAAAGTCTAACTCTAGACCATTTCTTAATTTAGTTTTTTTATACATGTTTTTCCTTTTCTAGTTTAATCGTTCAAATAATTGCGTTATGTCGTATTTATAATACTTACTTAATGCAAATAATTTAGCTGTTGTAGTTGTTATACCTTTTTCAAATTTATATAACCCATAAATTGTCTTAAAGTATATTTTATTATCTTGTACTACTGCTTCTGCAGTAATATCCTTTTTAAGTCTAATATGTTTAAATTTTAGACCTATTATTTGATCTAAAAGCTTGTGATTAGGTTTTTTCCTAAAATCTTCAATCATGCCTTTGATCATATAATCTGTTTTTATTTGTTTATTCATATTCTCTTTCTAGTTTAATACAGAATGTCCTCTATTAATAAGACACTTTCTGTAAATTGATTCATTTTGAGTTGTAGCAGTAGGGCTTGTTACCCAATAATTAATGCTTCCCCAAAATGAAGTATTACTATCTGCAACCATTTTACAATGTTGCAAATCGTTTGTTATTTCTTCTGCTTTAGATTTATCAAAAGTTCCACTTCTTCCAGCAGTATCAATTACAGGTTTATACGCACAAGCTTGTAGCAATATAATTACGCATAGCATTTTCTTCATATTTCTTCCTTTCTAGTTTTAACTTTCTTTTATATTCTTTTAATGTAGTTGCTTGAATCTTATCCATTAATTCATAAACTTCTACAAAGAATGGGTTATTATCTCCAAATGTCCATCTTCTCTTTAAAGATATTTTATTTATAAATTTAAGCCTTTGTTCCTTTAGTGACATTATGATCTCCTTTCTCTGCATTTTCTTTATCTAATAAAACTAATTCTTTTTCTATTTGATCTATTAATTTATCCAAATCTGATTTTAAATCATGATAAGTGACTAATCTTTCAATTAATCTTACCTTTTTAAATGAATAATTTATTTCTTTATCTAAACTCATATTATTACCCCTATTATTAAACCAACTACAAAACATAACCATTCTCGTCTATAATGTAGTTCTATTGCTTTCCAATCGCTTTTAGTTTTGCCAAATATAAGCATTATTTTTTCTCCTTTAAGTTAAGCGAAAATGTTTTATCTTCAAACAAATCCGATTTTATTATTTGGCCTTTAGAGAACCAAATTCTAGTTGTTAAACCATAAATACTCTCATCATATAAATCCCATGTATTATTAAAGAGTTCTGGTTTTAGGCTCAAAAGATAATCTGAAAATTCTTCAACTGATTTAAATTCTTTAGTTATCTTTGTAGCTTCATTAATTATATTAACTTCTTTAGGTATGTTGTGTTCTGATATATCCATTATATTCTCCTTTAGTTAAGGGTGGCTTTTACACCACCCTGATTTAATTTAGTCAGGTCTTGATGTCATGTAAGATTTAAAACCAGCATCTCTAAAAATTTTAGCATATGCTGATGCACCTTCTTCTTTACAATCCATTGACTGACCATTGTGTTTAGATGGATTATTTAAATAAAGACCTTTAGGATAATGTTTTCTAAATCCTAAATCTTTTAATTGTTTTCCAATTTTAGAATTTGATCTAATATCGTAAATAACAACTCCAGCAAATCCACAGTACATTGGTTCGTTATATTCATTTCCGCCTGTGTTTTTATTCCAATCTTCTAAAAATTTTTCTAATGCTTTTTTAGAAGCTTCTAGACCTTTCAAATGTAAATTTAAAATATCCATTATTTACTCTCCTTTCTAAACTCTATTTGTGATTCGTGAAATACAGGGTATGATCTAAATTCGTTTTCTTTACCCTCTGATACCATTCTAGAAAGTTTGCAAACTGCTTTAGAACCTTTAATAACTTTTGCTTTAAGTTTTCTAGCTTGATTAAAAGTACAGAAACCACCTTTAAGATTAGTAGCTTCTAATTTTTCAAGATTTTTTCCTGAAAAAGTTTGTTTAGTATATATATTATAGTACATGTTTTTTTCTCCTTATTAGTTATTCACTAATTAATCATGATTTTCACAGATAAGTAAATAATTAATAAAGCCTATGTAATAACACTTTTAGCGTGTTATTTATTGATAAAGCAAAAATATTAATAAAAAGTAAATTAATTTGTATATACTTACACTAGAGTTTAAATAGATTGCAGATAATGATTAAATCGGATAAAAAAGAAATTGAGTGTATTCATTATGCTCCCTTTCTAGTTATAAATGGGGTAAGTTTCCGATTTTCTTACCCCACAAACTCACAGGAAAATAAATGGATAATAGAACTAGGATAGCTTCAATGCTTGTGGCTCATAGGTATGCTAAAAATTTAACTCAAACTAAAGTAAGTCAAAAGTTAGGAGTGACTTTTCAGCAAGTTCAAAAGTATGAAAGAATGATTAATAAAATAACATCAGATAAGTTGATAGAGTTCTGTAATGCTTTAGATGTAAGATTACAAACTTTTCAAGATGGCGACCCTTATCAAGTTTTAGATGGTGCTGATATTTCTATTCTTAAAAAAGAAAAAGCTTTAAGCATTATTGAAAGTCTATCGGAAAGATTTGATAAGCCTTTATTATTAACTAAAGAAATGGAGATTACAAATGATCAAAGTTCAAGTAGATAAAGTATGGCTTGGAAAAGTAAGTGTTAGAGATTACATTTATAAGAAAGCTTTAAGAAAAAAGGAAAGTTTAGGCATAGTTCATGGTACAGAATATATGTGGATTCCTTACGAAAAGTTAAAATCTGCTAAATCTTACACAGAAGCTAGTTTTAAAAGCAAGTTTAATGGGAAAGAATATAGGCTTGTAGATTTTGATTGGAAACCTTATAAAGAAGATAATAGCAAACAGGAGAAATTATTATGAGTGGAGAAGAATTTTTAGATATTCCTAAAACTGATGAAACTCAACAATCTACACCTGAAGAAAATTATTTTTCAAGGTCTAAAAATCAATGGCTATTAGTTTCGGATATGTCCGATATGCATGTTCGGAGAGCATTTAAAAGATTGTTAAGAATGATTAGGCTAGGAACACTTATAGAGTTATCAGATTATGACCCTAAAAATGATGCCTTAATAAAAGAAGAAATATCTTATATTGAAAATCATCTTAACAAGATTAAGGATAAATTAAGTGACTGAACTTAAAGAAGAACACTTTGAGATAATAGATAGAAATAGACATAGACGACATGAAGAAATGAAAAAACAAGATAAGATTAGATTTGATAAATTAAGACAAATCGGTTGCATAGCTTGTTTAAAAAGAGGTCTTTTTTCAGAGCCTGTAATACATCACATTAGGAACCATACAGGATTAGGTTTAAGACCACCACATACTGATACAATACCTTTATGCCCACAACATCATAATATGGGGAATGAATCAGTACACTTAAATAAAAAAAAGTTTTATTCTTTGTTCGGAACAGAGTATGAACTTTTAGAAGAAACAAATCAAAAAATCAAACAACTAGAAAAGGAAGATATATTTTATGACAAAGGAAACGAATAAATTTCATGCATTACAATTATTTACAGATACATTTACTGCTGAAACTGTCCATTTAACTAACGAAGCTATAGGAATATATATTAGACTATTAAGCTTTGCATGGACTAAAAATGCTAAACCATTTACTACTGAAAATGCTTATAGAATTTGTCAATGTAAAACAGATGATTGTTGCATAAATGTCTATGAAGTTTTGCAAGAATTTTTTATATTAAATACAGAAGATAAGGAAAATCGTAATAAAAACACATGGACACAAAAGAGATTAATGCATGAACATGAGTATTTAACTAATAAATACAATGCTAGAGCAGAAGCTGGTAAAAAAGGGGGTCTAGCAAAACGAGATTTAGCTACAAGCAAAACTCAAGCACCTATACCTATACCTAAACCTATACCTAGGAATGATATATATAGCCTACAATTTGAAAATGTTTGGCAAGGATTAAAAATAAAAAGAGGTTCTAAATTTAAAGCTTTTAAAGAGTTTAATAAAGTAAATACAGAAGAAATAACTAATGATCAAATTGTAAGAATTTATAATGCACAAATCAAGTGTATAGAAGATAACAAATTTATGCCTCATTTTTCTACTTGGCTATCTCAAAGAAGATGGGAAATGGAAGATGAAAATAATCCAATGCCAGATTTAATAAATAGATTAATTAATTTAGGATATATACATAATGGAACAGATGGAAATTTTGAATTATTTAAAAAAGATGGAAAGGAGTATAAAATAGATAAATTTGATGAAAAACATCAGATTCAATTAATTCAATGAAAGCTTTATTAAGAATATTTAGGTATTGCAGAATAAGAATAATTAAATTAAGTATTGAAAATAGACAACTTAAACTGCAAATAGAATATTTAAGGGCTACATTGAATAAAGATGAATATACGAAGCATTAAATATGGCAGAAAAAAGATTAAAATTAAATATGAAATATTAAAAAATTTATATGGATTTTATGAGCCTAATAAAAACTTGCTTGTATTTGATAAAAGGGTAAAAGGAATAAAGTTGTTTAATACAATAATGCACGAGTTATTTCACATAATAATTTATCAATCAGGAATAGATGTAAATAATAGGGGAGAGGAACCTATTGCACAAGCTATTGGAGATGGATATGAAAAAGTATTTAGACAAAATCCTAATTTATGGAACTCTTTAACTAAACTATTAAAAGGATAATATGGAAATTATAGAAATGGATATAAGTGAGATAAAACCTTATAAAGACAATCCTAGAGAAATTTCACAAGAAGCAGTTAAAAAAGTTAAAAATTCTATATCAGAATTTGGAAATAATCAACCTATCGTAATAGATCAAAATAATGTTATAGTTGTCGGTCATACTAGATGGAAAGCCCTTAAACAACTTAATAAAACTAAAGCTTTTGTAATTAAAAAACAATTTGATAAAAACAAAGCTATTGCTTATAGAATTATGGACAATAGATCAGGTGCTGAATCTCAATGGGATAAACAATTACTTATGTCCGAGTTGCAAGTTTTAAAAGATGATAAATTTGATTTAGATTTAACAGGATTTGATGCATTAGAACTTAAAGACATTATGCTAGATAAAGATTTATTTGAACCTACTGACAAAGATGATCAAGGAAAGCTAGATCAAGACACTAAAGAAATATGTCCTGAATGTGGCCAAGTTATAAATGGATAAAGGATTATTTATAGACTATTGCAGTTATGAAGCTTCTAAATATGCAGTTTTAAATTATCATTATTCTAAAGCCATGCCATCTGGCAAATTAGTTAGATTTGGAGTGTGGGAAGATAAAGAATTTATAGGCTCGGTTTTATTCGGTTCTGGGGCTAATCCTAATATGTCTAAAGTAGTTAATCTTACACCTTATGAAGTATGTGAATTAGTTAGAGTTGCTTTAAATAAGCATAAAAACCCTGTTTCTAAAATAGTTTCATTTTGTATGAAGAAATTAAGAAAAGACTTTCCTAATATAAAAGCAGTAGTAAGTTATGCTGACCCTATACAAAATCATAAAGGAAAAATATATCAGGCTATGAATTGGCTTTATTTAGGCGAAACTAAAACTGCTACTCACTATATGCTAGATGGTAAATTTTATCATTCTAGATCACTTAATCAAAAAAATAGAGAAAATGAGACATTTGATAGGAGTGCTTATGAAAAAGTTTATTTAAAAAAGTATAAATATATTTACTTATTTGATAAAGGATTAAAGAAACAACTAAATGAAACATTAAAACAATATATTGCGTAGGCTTTAGAAAGGCTAGATGGTACCCCCATTTAGATAGATGGTGCAATTCCAATCCCTACGCTCCACACTTGAAATTAAACTAAAAAAAGACATAATAAGCTATATGGCAAGACCACTTAAAAAAATAGACCCTGAAGCAGTAAAGAAATTAGCGCAATTACATTGTACTTTTGAAGAGATTGCAGAATTCTGTGAGGTTTCTACAAAGACTTTACAAAGGCATTATGTCCACCTTATAAAAAAGGGGCGAGAGATGGGCAGAATAAGTTTAAGGAGAGCACAATTTGAGAAAGCTTTATCAGGTAATGTTGTTATGCAGATATGGTTAGGAAAGCAACATTTAGATCAAAGAGATAAGATAGAGCAAACAAACTTTAATGAGCCTTTACCATTAATTATAAATGCTAAACCAGAAGAAATAGAAGATGTCAAAAAAAAAGGGTAATGTCTTTGGTGCTGTAATAGAGTACACTAAAACAGAAAAAGGTACATCTATAGGAAGAAGACCTATAACTTCTACAATGAATAAAAATACTAGAAGACAAAAAGGTAAAGGGAAATATCGTGGACAAGGTAA